CGCTTTCTTACCAGTGCGACGCGCGAACGCATCGCTCGTCGCCTTGAGTGCGGCCTGAGCGTCGGGCGGGCTATGCCGGTAGTTGTCCAGCAGGATGCGTTCGTCGGGGGCTAGTGGCGCCGATTGGACCTGCCGCATCCCTGTCAAGATGAAAACCAGATCAAGGCCTTTTCGGGCTAAGGCTTCGAAAACAGCAGCGCCCGGCGCCGCCACACCTCGCTCGTACTTGCTCCACATTTCCCGCCGTACACCAGCCTCATCCGCCATCTGCTGCTGTGTCAGCCCTGCGTTCTCACGTTCTTCACGCAGCCGCTCACCAGAATGCGCATCAAAAGACACATTCTCTCCTTGAATATGTGCATCAAAGTGCACATACTTCATTCACACCAAAGCACTGCACATGCATTGGTTTATTAGCAATCTTTCAGCAGATAGGAACCCCGTCATGAACGTCCCGTATCCGCTCCCCACTCGCACGCCGTACACCGGCGAGCGCGTCAAGGAACTCTTCCGCGCCGCCGGTATAACGATCTCGGCCTGGGCCGAGGCCAACGGCTATCCCCGTCACCAGGTGTACATGGTCATCAACGGCCAGTTCAAAGGCCGCCGCGGCACCTCCCATGAAATCGCTCTGAAGCTCGGCATGAAGCTCTCCGTCGAGCAGCTCGCCGCCTGAGAGGAGTACAGCCATGCCTCGCTTTCAGCCGCCGGTCGAGCACATCGACCTGACTCCCGCTCCGATGGACACCTGGCGCGCCGCGCTCGATGCTCTGATCGCCTGCGCCCCTGGTGATACTTCGGACATCGCCTGGCACCTGGCCGATGCTCACCAGAGCAGCCTCCTGTTGGTGGACCGGACCGTAGCATCGCCAGGCGCCGAGCGCCTGATCGATCGCCTGATGCTCATCAGCGCAGGTCGGCTGCTCAACCATCGCATGGACCGCGAAGAGGCCCATCAGATCAGCTTCCGCCTGCTTGAGCACGCTCGGCGACATACCGCAGCACACCAGCCAGATCCCGATGCGGCATCTGCCATGTCTCGCCCGACTGCGCGTCAGCCAGCGTCTCCAGATCACAGGCAAGACCTTGCAGGTCAAGGCCGTGATCAATCGCCAGACGGCGGGCCAGAGCAACAAACGCCGAGCGCATCGACGCATCAAGAACCAGGTGATCGGGGGTAGTCATGTCTGTCTCTCCGACGGGGATGAATGTACCCCATCAGGCTGACGTTGTCGCAATAGCTTTGCCAATGGTGAAAACAGCTATTTGTTTGGACGACGACTACTGGGGCTTCTGGAGTGCCATCCAATGAAGCGCCGGAATTGGAAGCACTGGGTGCCGCGCTCGCCAGCCGACGCGCTGGACGGCTGTGCGCAGTTGGCCATGCAACGCTACAACCGAGGCATCGAACGCCTGGCCTGTGATCACCTGGGCCAGAACAACCACAGCTCTCTCTATAAGTGGATCGGCAACGGACGCCTGCCACTGAGCCTGATCCTGCCGCTGGAGCACGCCTGCGGGCTGCCGCTGATCACCCGCTACCTGGCCGCCGCTCACGGCAAGCTCCTGGTCGACATTCCGGTTGGCAAGGCCTGCAACGCCAGCGACCTGCAGCAACTGCAGGTCGTGCTGCACAACGCTACTGGCGCGCTGATGGCCTTCTACGACGGCAAGCAATCCGCCGAACAGACCCTGGACGCCATCCGCGCTGGCCTTGAATCCCTCGCCTGGCACCACGGCAACGTCGCCCAGGCAGAAACCCCTCAACTGGACTTTGGAGTGACTGACGATGAGTGAGGTCATCAACCTGCAGGCGCTACTACGCCGCTTGGACGAACACGCCTACGACCAGCTCTGCGCAGAAGTCGCGCGCCTCGCCGAAGAAAACGAACTCCTGCGCACCGAGCTGACCCGCATGGAGGAATGCGCCGAAGGGTGGTGCAACGAGGCCCAGCGTCTCCACCAGCAACTGGCGGAGGCCACCGGTGGCCAGGCCGCTATCACCCAATCCGGCGCACTGGTCGTCATCCCGATGGAGCGCTGCGCATGAGTGCTGAAAAGTACCGCTCCGAGCAGGTCCAGCGCGCTCTTCGGGTCATGTTGGCCCTGGGGGCCAATGAGTTTCGGGGACTGCTGTTGAAGGAGGTGGCGGTCGCCGCCGAGTGCGACGCCAGCGCTGCCCTGCGCGCCCTGGAGAACCTGCGCATCGCCGGTATAGCCGACCGCAGCCCGCATGACGACAAGCGCTGGCTGCTCGGACCGCGCCTGGTCCAGTTGGCCTTTGGCTTCGACGAAGCCCTGCGCCGCAGCCAGGACGAACTCAACGAGCGTCGCCAACGCTACACCCGTCTCCCGAACTAAGGATATCCCATGGCCCGTAAAGCATCCCCCGTGAAAGTGGAACCCATACCTGAAGTCAACCAGCAGGCGTACCAGGCCGAGGCAGGCGCGCTGACCATGCTGGGCGACATTGCCCAGGGCATGCATGAGGAGCGCGACCTGGTCAATCAACTGCTCGGCCAAGCGCAGATGGCAGGGGCGTTCGAGGAATTTTCCCGCACCGTGCGGACTTCGAAACTCGCGCACGTCAAAGAAAACAAGCTGTATCGAGCCCTTTCAGGTCAGAAAAATCCGCACGGTGCGGAAAAGCTGTCCGGAACCTGGGAGGAGTTCTGCAACCTCCTGGGACGTTCGGTTGATCAGGTTGACCGTGACATCGCCAATCTCCGCACTTTCGGCGAAGAAGCCCTGGAATCCATGTCCCGCATGGGCATCGGCTACCGCGAGCTGCGCCAGTGGCGAAAGCTGCCCGATGACGCCCGTAGCGCCCTGATCGAAGCGGCCAAGCAGGGCAACAAGGACGCCGTCGAGTACCTGGCCGAGGAACTGATCGCCACCCACACCAAGGAAAAGGCTGCCCTGGAGAAGCAGGTAGAGGATCTACGGGCGGACAACGAAGCCCTGGGCGAGCGCATGGCGCGCAAGTCCCGCGAGCTGGATGAAACCGTCCACGAACTGGAAAAGACCAAGCGGCGCATCCAAACCATGAAGGCGGATGAGGCCGAGAAAGAGCTTCGCCAGGAAGCAACGGCGATCGCCTTCGAGGCCGAGGCCGACATCAGCGGCAAGCTGCGCGAAGCCTTCTCCGTCATGCTCGACCACGCCGAAAAGACCGGTACCGACCCCCGCACCTTCCAGGCCGGTCTGGTGCGCCACCTCGAAAAACTGCTCCTGCAGATTCGCGAAGAGTTCCAGTTGCCCGACGGCGAAGCCCCCGATGACATCAGCGAATTCGGCTGGATCGAGCAAATGGGCAAGTCCCAGCCTGCAGGCGTGGCTGAGGACTGAGCCATGAGCGCCGTCATTACTCAAGCCCTGGTCGATCTGGAGCGCGCCCTTCGCGCCGCCCCACGCGGGCAGCGCGTAGAGATTGCCCAGTCGACGGCCCAGCGGCTCGACATGTCACTCGCCACGCTTTACCGCAAGCTGAGGGAGGTCACCGCAGACAGCAAGCCCCGCAAACGCCGGAGTGACGCCGGCACCAGTGCCCTGAGCCGGGAAGATGCCCTGACCATCAGTAGCGCGCTGATGGAGAGTGCGCGCCGCAACGAAAAGCGCCTGTATAGCCTGGAGGATGCGGTGGAAGCGCTACGGGCCAGCAAGATGATCCGGGCGGACGTCGTTGACGAGGACACTGGCGAGATTCGGCCGCTGTCCATCAGTGCGATATCCAGGGCTCTCTACAGCTTCGGGGTTCATCCCCAGCAATTGCTGCAGCCTGCTCCGGTAACGGAGCTGGGCAGTTGCCACCCCAACCACGTTTGGCAGATCGATGCCTCGCTGTGTGTTCTTTATTACCTCAAGCCCGGCGCCGATGAGCACGGTAACGGCCTGCGCGTCATGGAGCATGACCAGTTCTACAAGAACAAGCCGAAGAACGTGGCCCGCATCGCCTCCAACCGGGTCTGGTCGTACGAGATCACCGAGCACGCCAGTGGCTGGATTTACCTGAAGTACGTCATGGGGGCCGAGAGCGGTGAGAACCTGTGTGATGTGCTGATCGACGCCATGCAGGAGCGCGGTGGCAACGACATTCTGCACGGCGTGCCGAAGATTCTGATGATGGACCCAGGTTCTGCCAACACCTCGGCCATGGCCAGGAACCTTTGCCGTGCGCTGCGCATCCGCGTCATCGTTCACAAGCCCGGTGCCGCGCGGGTGACTGGCCAGGTGGAGAACGCCCGGAACCTCATCGAGCGCAAGTTCGAGGCGGGACTGCGCTTCCAGCCTGTCGCCGATCTGGACGAACTGAACGCTGCCGCCAAGACCTGGCGCGCGTGGTTCAACGCCGCGAAGAAGCACTCCCGCCATGGGATGACCCGCTCGGAGGCCTGGATGCGCATCCGTGAGCACCAGTTGGTGAAAGCGCCCAGCGTCGAAGTATGCCGCCAGTTGGCAATCGCCGAGCCGGAGAGCCGCAAGGTCACTAGCAAGCTGCGCGTCAGCTTCCAGGGAACCGAATACGACGTCTCGGTCGTACCTGGCGTGATGAACGGCGAGAAGCTGATGATCACCCGCAACCCCTGGCAAAGCGATGCCGCCCAGGCGATCACTTTCGACCAGGACGGCCATGAAGTCTTCCACGTCATTCCGAGGATCGAGAAGGACAACTTCGGCTTCGACGTGCGCGCCCCCATGATCGGCGAGGAGTTCCGGCCGCATGCGGAGACGCCTGCACAGAAGGCTCGCAAGGAAGCGGCCCGCCTAGCCATGGGCGTCGATACCGATGCCGAAGAGCAGGCCGCACGCAAGGCCAAGGCCATTCCGTTCGGCGGGAGGCTCAAGCCCTACCAGCACATCGAAGACGCTCAGTTGCCGACCTTCATGCCACGCAAGGGCAGCGAGCTGCAGCTCGACGTGACGTTGCCCACCGTCGAGAGCAAGCCACTGAGCCACCCGGCAGCCGCCAAGATCCTCCGAGCGCGGCTGGATGGCGTCTGGAGTCCCGAGTCGATGCTCTGGCTCAAGTCCAACTACCCCGACGGAGTACTGGAGGACCAGCTCGACAGCATCGTTGAGCAGTTGCAGGCGGCGTCCAGCCGGCCCGCGCTGCGCGTTGTGGGAGGTAACTCGTAATGCTGAAGCTCAAGGAAGTCCTGGCCAGCCTCGGCAAGCCGCAGACCGATCTGGCCCGTGCGGTCGATCTCAGTCCGGCGGCGATCGCTCAACTGATCAACCACAGCCAGTGGCCGAAATCGCTGGACCAGCAGCAACTGGCCTGGCGGATCACCGAATACCTGATGGCTCAGGGCGCGCAGTTCGACACCGTGCGCCAGGCCTTCGACGAAGTGGGGCCCCGACGCAGCAACGTCGGGGCCCCTGCAACCCCCGAAGACGCTCAAGAAAACGAGGAGTGCGAACCCATGCTAATGCGCAAACAGGTATTGCTGCCAGCCACGAAGAAGGCTTTCGACATCCGTCGCGACCCCTTCGACGAACTGCACAGCGCCGACGACATCTTCATCAACGCTGATATCCGCTATGTACGCGAGGCGATGCACCAGGTCGCTATGCACGATGGTTTCCTGGCAGTGATCGGCGAGTCAGGGGCGGGCAAGTCCACCTTGCGCCGAGATCTGGAGCATCGACTGGAAGGCAGCCCGGTGACGGTCATTCAGCCATACGTGCTGGGGATGGAAGACAACGACACCAAGGGCAAGCCCCTCAAGAGCGAGCATATCGCCGAGGCCATCCTGGCGGAGATCGCGCCAGACCAAACGCCGCGGAACAGCTCGCAGGCCCGCTGGGCGCAACTGCACAAGGCTCTGAAGGCCAGCCACACCGCAGGCTCGCGCCACCTGCTGATCATCGAGGAGGCACACAGCCTATCGACCCCGACGATCAAGCACCTCAAGCGCTACCGCGAACTCGAACTGGGCTACACCAAGCTGGTGTCGATCATCCTGATCGGTCAGCCCGAACTGCTCATCAAGTTGTCGCCGCGCAACGGCGAAGTCCGAGAGGTGGCCCAGCGCATCGAGATCGTCGAGTTGCCGCCGCTCACGGTCGGCGGGCTGGAACAGCACCTGGCGTTTCGTTTCGAGCGGGTTGGCAAGGCACTGAGCGATGTGATCGATGCATCCGGCCTGCAGGCCGTCATCGAGAGGCTGGGGGGCGTCAAGGAAAACAAGCCCAGCCTGCTCTATCCGCTGGCCATCGGCAACCTGGTGAAGGCCGCTATGAACTATGCCGCGCTCGTCGGCGAGCCGCGCGTCACTGCTGACGTGGTTCGGGAGGCCTGACATGAACGTCGTACCGATCACTGGCCGCCTCCCTGAAGAGCAGCCGAAAGCTACCCATCTGCCGCTCTGCACAGTACTGACGCCAGAGCTGGCCCGCTGCCTGGAGGCCGTCAACAGCGCCACCCGCGCCTTGCGCCAGGCCGGCATTCCGATTGAGCAGACGTCGGTGCTCGATCGCCGCCTGTTCATCCGCGAAGAGGATTCGCTGCGGCTGCACCGCCGCTTCCGCAACGCCATCCGCGGTATTCGCCAGACCACTCACGGGATGGTCACCGTCCATGTCGTCAGCCTGCTCGGTGTTGACGTGGCCTGGACGACCCCGGTGAAGGAGCAAGACCAATGACTGTCATCACCCATGCCTACACCCCGCTGATGGACGTTGATTCCATGAGCGAAGAGGACTGCCGTCTGGCCCTGAAGGATGTTCTGCAGGATGGCTTCGCGAAGGACCAGCAACTGGTTGAGCTGAAGACTGGCATCCACAAGCTGGACAGGATGCTGGTCAAGCTCATCGACCTCTTCATCGCCGGGGACTTCTCCAAGCTGCATGCGGAGCTGCAGAGCATGGCGGCCTACCTCCAGGAGCAGCGTGCCGCCCAGAAGTCGGCAAGGAAGGTGCACTGATGGACAGCAAACTTTCCGCTTCCATGGCGGCGCTGCGCAAGGTCGTAAAGAGCCCACATCCGGCGATGTTCTGGCAGGAGACCATGGGGCACGTCGCGGTGGTCCTGGATCACCTGCAGGAATTGATCAGTGATGGCAGCACCGCTCCAGCCATCGAGGTTCAACCCGGCGATCACTCGGAACTTCGCCGCATTGCTGTCGCGCTCAAGAACCCACTGCTGAACGGCCAAGAGGCCTCGGACCTGATGGTCCGCTACGAGGCTCTGACCATGCCCGATCACATCATCGCGCTGATCGATGGGCTGCCTCAGCACGTTCTGGATAAGCAATGCCGCGACGACGTGGCGCGTGCGCTGGGATTGTGTCCGAACCAAGAGCGCGGTTTCGCATGGTCCTACCTGCTGACATCGATCAAGTCGTGCGTGAAAGCGTCCGAGGATACCTGCCGGGCTCAGCACAGTGTGCCGGCGGGGTGGAAGCTGGTGCCGATTGAGCCGACCCCGGAAATGCTGGACGCACGCCGCGACTGCGAGGACGGAATGGACGGGTATCTCGTTGAGGATACCGAGTACTACTTCCCGGATCGAGGTGCGGTTCGCGACTTCCTGACATGTGTCTATCACGGCATGCTCGCTGCCGCGCCAGCGCCCTCGAAGAGGAGCGCTGACGATGAGCGTTGAAGCGTACATCCGCGGCATGGCGGCCCGTGGATTTAGCCGCTCGGCCGCCGCAGCGGCACTCGGGATGCACTGGGTCAAGTTCATGGACCTGCTCGAACGCATGCCAGATATCGAGTGGGGCTATCCCTACAAGTCCTTTGACCGCCGCAGGCATGCCAAGAACCTGAAGGGATACCGGTTCCGGGATAGCGAAGGACGCCAACGGTCGGTGGCGGCCTTGCGGGCTGTCAACCAGGCGAGACGGCATGAGTACACCGTCTTTGGCGTCACCGACAGCTTGAGCAACCTGGTGAAGCGCTTCGGTTGTGTCGCCAAAAGCACTGTGCAGAAGCGCTTGGCCAAGGGCATGTCCATCGAGCAGGCGCTTACGACGCCTCGCTCTGACCATCTTTCTGGCTTGAAGCGTAAGCCAGAGAGTCATCCCTGGAAGCGGGCTGACCGTCGAGGAGTGATCAACCACCGTGAACGCCAACTCAAGGCGAAACGGGATCAACGTCAAGCGGAGGAACGCTTGCATGGCTGATGTTCTGGAAATCGACTGCCCCGCGTGCAGCACGCCGTACCCCGAAATCACCGCAGGCTCTGCAGCTCATGACCCGAGCCTGATCGAGCTGGTGATCACCTGCAGCAACTGCGGACACACCCTGAATGCGTTC